CCGTTTATTTCAGGCGAATTTACAGTATCAGACATCAAACGTGCCAACTATAGCGAATTATTCCCCAGCGAAGAAGAGGCTGCCGACCGTTGGTTCAAGTGTAAACTGATCTTTATTACTCTGGACGAAAAGAGTGGAGCTGAAAAGAAAACATCCACTCAGGTATTAGTACAAGCTGCCGACCTGCGCGATGCTGTTAAGAAACTGGATGAAGGTATGAAGGGTACGATGGCGGATTACCAGATCGCTTTAGTATCCGAAACGCCCCTTATGGATGTATTCCCATATATTGTTCCGGATGAAGATGGAGCTACAGATAAAACGGGGAAAAATGCCGATTCTCCTGTAATCCGTAGTTTCCTTTGTTCCTTGCCTGATGGGTGTCGCACGTCTTTTAATATAGATGGCAAAAGCATTATCATTGATAAAACTGGTAAGGGAACTGTTGTTAGCCGAGAAGATTCTGACTCTAAACATTAATTGAACATATATGTCGGCAAAGACAGCAAAGGTGCTTAAATTGCAGAAAGAAGACTTGATACAATGCATCAATTGCATTAATTCTTCCGATCCGATAGGCTGGCCGAAGATTGTATGGTGCAGTATATTCAAATCGCACGCTTTTGTAGCGGAATCAAATCGTAAATGTAACTACTACCAAAGAAAATGTTTGATAAAGTAACCATAAAAGCAACGATAGACACTGCGGATATAGACACCGTTGTGTTAAGGAACTACCTGGAGCAATGTACTGAGGGAGATGAGATCTATTATAAATCTACCGCCTACGCCAACTTTGATGGGTGTTTTATTGAGATTCATGGTGGTTCCTTACGTTGTAAATGTTCGATTCATAAGTTATATACCAAAAGTAAAACAGGTAGGCTTGACAATAGCCGTCCACTAACTTTTGCAATAGCCGTAAGAACAATAAAAGAACTATTGCTGAGGCTTTGTGTAAGGCCGGAGAATGCTGTGGTTGTCTATTACGAAGTAGGTCTTACAATGAAGCTCTCCCGTCCTGCTGATGAGTATATACGAATGATGAGGGATGCATCCGGCCGTTTACTTTGGAATGATGCTAATTATTCCGAGTACCGACAGGTAACTACCGAGAAAAGCAAATATTTCCGCAAAATCTTTAAGGCTTATGATAAGACTTTTGAGGCTGCTGAGAAAGGACATAATATTGGTAACAATATATTGCGGATTGAAACAATATACAGGCATCAATCTGTGCCTATGTCTGAGTTTATAAGTAGCCTGTTTCTGTCTAAGACAGGAAGGATATTTTATAGGGACTGGTCGGAAATTAGATTTATTCGCGGATTATCCGCAGTCAAGGGCGTTAAGATCTCGCAGCTTGATAAGGCACGTGAAATAAACTGGATAGGTATAGCCCGATATAAAGAAAAGTACAAGAAGATGTATCTTGATGGTATGCTGACTAAGAAACAGTGGGAGACGATCCGTAATTTTGCTCGTAGTTGGCCTGACGAGAAGTTCAAGTATGTTGAGGATATAAGTCCTCTTGAGACGGAATATAAGGATAAGCTTTTGTCCTATTTCCAGATAGGGAATACTACGCCTTTTAATATAACTTTGTAATGTGTTGATAATCAATGAGTTGTGAAAATGTTAAAAAGCACCATATGGTGCGTTGTTAAAATGCTGATAATCAATAGTGTATAATGAAAGAAGTGCTAATTTTAACAGTTTTCGGCAACTTGTCCTATACTGCCCGAAGGGTAGTCGGGTAACCGACTTAAGGGGCAGATAAAAATAATAATATTAATATCAATAAAAAATAAAAGCTATGCCAACGAAAGAAATGAAATGTGAAGCTGAAGGTAAGATATTATATGAATTTACTCCTGTACGTGGAATAACTAAAGATGGCAAGGATTGGGAAAGGCGAGATTATGTTATGGAAACTTCAGAACGTTACCATAGCAAGATGCGTTTCTCAATGACAAGTTTTGAAGGTCCTGTAGACAGTCCTCTTTCTGTAGGTGATGTTATCAGGCTTCGATTTGTAGTAGAGGCTTTCCAGAAGGAAAATAAATGGTATAACAATGTCAAGGCTTTAAGTATAGAGAGATTATGAATAAAGAGACAAGGATTGATTGCCACGCATTTGCAAAGTGTGGCAATAAGTCTCTTGCACATTGTAGGAGATATAGGGATAAGGATCCGGAATGTAAGGGATGTGCCTTGTTGGTAAGGAGGGTTGCGAATAGGAAGTATGATTCAAATGGACGTGAAATGAAACGATGTATTCGCTGCCATAGATATTACTATTTGGATAAATTTTACGACTTCCGAATAAAGCGTGGAGGGAAGTTGTATAAATATAAGTCTTCAAGATGCCGTATGTGTGTTACACGGATAAATAACGAGAGGTATAAGACTAAAATGATAAAATCCCGCATAAAACTATAATGCTTTGTTCTGTGCTTTTTAAATAGCGGAATAATAGTTATCTTTATAAAGCAAAAATAATAGATTATGTTAAGACCAAAACAAGAAAACTTCTGCAACTATTACGTAGAATGTGGAAATCAATCAGAAGCTTACAGGAGAGCCTATCCGAGCTCATTGAAATGGAAGGATGAAACCGTGTGGAAACGTGCGTCCGAACTTTTAAAAAATGGGGAGGTTTTGGGTAGGGTAACAGAGCTCCAGACTGAGGCTAAAAGGAAATCGGATATAAAAAAGGAAGATGCCATCCGAATACTTTCCAATATTGCCAATCTTAATATAAGGCAAATTGGAGATTCTGTTAGCGGTGAATTTATAATTAAGTCGCTTGATGAAATTCCCGATGAAGCTTTGTCATGTATCCAGTCAATCAAAAGCACTTCTCAAGGGCTTGAAATTAAGTTTTATAGTAAGATTGAAGCACTGGGCCGTCTTAGCCGTATGCTTGGATGGGAAGCGAATACAGGTGATAACAATCTAAATATTCGGGTTATAGTTGGTGATGAGTGAACTGATCTTTTCATATAAGCTTTTTAATCCGCTATTCTGGCATATTCGTGATGCCATGCGTAATCCGGATATTCGCTATATATTCAATAGGGGCGGTTCTTCTTCAGGGAAATCGGTTTCTACTGCACAAGCAGTTGCTTTGTCGGTTTTTTCAGGTGAAGGGTCTGCGCTTGTTATCAGGAAAGTATCTACAAGTTTGAAAAATACTGTCTATGAAGAATTCAAGGTGCAAATCAGGAAACTTTGCCTGGCGAGGTACTTTACCTTTAAGGAAAACACAATTGTATGCTACAATGGGCTTAAAATAGATTTTACCGGTCTGGATGATCCGGAGAAGATAAAGAGTATAACCAATTACAGGTGGGTAGTTATGGAAGAGACTACCGACTTTGAATATGAAGATTTCACGCAAGTCCGTTTCCGCTTGCGTGGTAAACCGGGCCTTCAAATCATCTGTAACTTTAATCCTACTTCTGAAGACTTATGGATCAAAACAAAAATCCTGGATACCTATAAATGGAATACTATGCCTTGCGATATGTTTGGCAAGGCTCGGAATTCAATAACCGGCAAACCGTTGGGGAAAGAGTATAGTACAATTACCTCTAAGCGAAGCAATGTATCACAGAATATATTTAATGAACGCACGGGTAAATATGAAGAATACAAACCTGATACATTAGAACTTCATTCTACATATAGGAATAATTTTTGGGTAGTCGGCTCTCCGGACGGGAAATATGGCTATTATGACAAACAGACCATTGCAAACTATCTTTGGTATAAGGATCATGATTATAACTTCTATAGGGTATATGCCTTGGGAGAGTGGGGAAGCATAAAGACGGGAGGTGAATTCCTGAATTCGTTTGATTCAAATCGCCATATTACGCAAGTTAAGTACAATAATGAATATCCTGTGCATATCTCCATAGACAACAATGTTCTTCCTTATATATCTATGACTTTCTATCAATATGAGGAAGATAGAAAGCAAATCCGTCAATTTCATGAAATATGTGCGGAAGATCCTTTTAATACTGTGACAAAAGCGGCAGAATTGGCGGTAGAATACTTAAAAACCTTATCGTATGATAATGTCCTCTATCTGTATGGCGATGCAAGTACAAAAGCGGGAAATACGATTGATGAAGAGAAAAGGTCTTTTCTGGATAAGTTCATTGAAACCTTGCAAAAGAACTATCAGGTTGAAGAGCGCATTCCGGATAGCAATCCTAGCGTGGCGATGACCGGAGCGTTTGTAAACTACATATTGTCTAATGGTGGAGGCATGTCTTTTGTGGTGGATGATTCTTGCCGAAATTCAATCACGGACTATAATAACGCCAAAAAAGACGTAAATGGCGGTATGCTTAAGACAAAGGTAAAGAATAAGGCTACAGGACAATCATATGAGAAATATGGTCATATCTGTGATACTTTAAGATATGTCATATATCAGATATTCAAGAACGAATACATTGACTTCTCTTTGAGTCGTAAACGTAGTAGTGTAGGAGAGGATGAATTGATTCATTATAAGCCGGATTTCGAATTGCAAGGTGTACGTTTGTGCTACTTGCTTCCTCAAAGTGAAGGAAGGGCGGTTCTGATCCGGTGCGTTATTGGTGAATATATTTATATTAAAGACATTCTATATACCACTATGTTTGATGATGAGGCTTTTATTAAAGGTATAAAAGATCATTCTCCTGAAAAGGTTATAGTTGAATGCAGCAATCAATACAAGCATTTTTTGTCTGACCTGAGAAGTCATAAAATGAATGTCTGGGGAATAAAAGACAATGCGAATGTGGATGAAAGAATAACGGCTTATATAAACTATTCCAAGAAGTGCTGTCGTTTTAATCCTGATTATAACTCTGGACTTGGATATCATGACTTCATAAATGATCTCCTGGACTATCCTTCCAGTCGTAAATCTGCAATGAATGCTTTGTGTGCTTTGGTATCTTACTGTGTAAGATCGAAAATTTTTCCGCACAAAAGTGAACATAAATAGAAATAAACGGGATATTTGTAAATATATAGAAAATAGCTATTGCTTTTGATATATAAAAAAGTTAAGTTTGCATTGATAATTCATTGTCTCCGTGTGAAGCTGCACGGAACTTATATAATACCTTGGTATTTATATGTACGTAAAGACTTAAGCATGGAGAGAATGATTATCTATACGGGTAATCATTCTTTTTTTATGGGAGCAAAAAGCTGGATTATTAATAAAATAAGTAAGAAACAATCTGTGCCGGTTCCGTTAGGAAACGTAAATCGGGTGGAAAAGGACGCAGCGGGAAATTATTGGTATCTCTCTGATCTGTTTGGTAAACGTTTCCGCTGGAAGGCCGATTATGACATGACTAATGACTCGGATAAGGCTGAGGCTTTACTTGCATGTACTCCTTTTTTTACGGTTGTTGACAAGATAGGTACGATGATGTCCCGTGGAGTTCCTTATGTGACGGATGCTCAGGGTAACGAGAAAAGTGAATATTCCGAAATACGTGATTTGTTAAACCAGCCTAATCCGTTACAAACCTTCTCATCTTTTATAAAGCAAGTTGAAATATCACTCAAGGCCTTTGGCTACTGCCCGATATCAGTCGTCCGGGCGGCACGCCGCAGTACACCTAAGGCAATGTGGGTATTGCCGGCTGAATTATTTCATTTGGAAGGGACAGGTAAGTTCTTCCGTCAGCATAAATTAGAAGAGGTGGTTTCCAGGGCATATATTGAATGGGGAGGAATTCAGTCCGAATTCCAGGATTATGAATACTTTATCATATATGATGCGCTTCTCTCTTTTAACAGTAATAGCCTTAATGCAGACATTGAATTTGAGACTGCTACTGATAGCCTTTCGCAACCTGTATCGAATTGGGTTGCTTCCATGAGCGCCAGCCATACATTGTTAGTAAATGGTGGTCCAAAAGGAATATTATGCAATGACTATGAAGACGAAATGGGCAATGTGGCAATGGAACCCGATGAAGAGAAGGAAATCAAGGATAAGTTCAAAGAGAAATTCGGTTTGGTAAATAAAGAATATCCTATTCTTGTTACCCGGAAGAAACTTAAATGGATTCCTCTTGATTATAACTCTTCCCAGTTAAAGCTGTTTGAAGAGGATGAAAGGTGTACAAAGAAAATAGCCAATGCAATCGGTGTTAATCCTTCTCTTTTTGATGATTCGAAATATGACAATCAAGCGGCTGCCATGACTTCCGCTTACCAGGATGTTGTTATTCCGGATTCTCGCAAAATTGCTCAATGCATTACTCGCTCTATCTGTCCGGAGAATATTTTGGTTAAGATAGACTTTACGGATGTTGAATGTCTGCAAGCGAATAAAAAGACTGAGGCGGATGCGATTGTCAAGGTAGCTGATGCACTTGAACGTCTTGAAAGGAGTCAGTATATAACGCATGATGAAGGTCGAATATGGCTTGCTCAATATATGGACATTGATCCGGATAAGCCCAAAGGGAATTTTACTTCATTAGGTACGACATCTGTGTGATAAATTAAGAATGCAACGATTATGAAAGAAATGAAAAGCAAATATAGCGGTAAGATAGGAATGCAATACAAGTATTTTTCTATCAATTCCAAGGAAGCCCAGTATGATTCTGAAAAACGTATCATAACCGGTTATGCAGCTGTGTTTGGAAATAAGGATAAGGCGGGTGATATCCTGGTTAAAGGATGCTTCTCCAAGAGTATTCAGGATAGAGGACCGGAAAGTAATGCAAATGATAAGATTCTCCTTCTGTGGATGCATAATATGGATGAGCCGATTGGTTTCCCTACTCTTCTTAGAGAGGATGAAAAGGGACTTTATTTTGAGGCTTATGTTGATGAAATAGAGCTGGGAGATCGTGCAATAAAACAGCTGGAATCCGGAACACTTAACCAATTCTCAATAGGTTATCAGTATGTATGGGACAATTGCGAATGGGATGAAGAACGGCAGGCTCTTATAGTCAGGGAAGTAAAACTGCATGAATTCTCCGTTGTCTCTTTCGGTTGTAATGCAGAGACGGAATATCTGGGTTTGAAGTCTCAGGAAGATTACGATAAGGCATATAAGCAGCTTAACGATGAGATATCTTCCCTGTGTTCCAACATTGGTTCCGCTAAACAGCAAAAGATACAAAAAATAGTAGCAAAGGCAATGTCACTTGCTTCTTTCAGGCCGGAGCTTGGTCAAGCTGCACCTGAACAAGAAAAAGCCGACAAGTCAATGTTCAATAACTTTAAACTAAAAAAACAAGATTGATTATGAAATTGAATTTACTGGACCTTATCGACACTTCTGGCATGGCAGATGAAGATAAGAAGAAATGGGAGGATGTGGACCAGGCATTAGGAAAAGCTTGCGAGTCATACATCAAAGATGAGATAAAAATTGAAGATTTGCGTGAGTCAATCAAAACCGCCATGCAATCTGTCAATGAGTTCAAAAAGCAAAATGCCGCTGCTGTAGATAAGAAAACTTTTGAGGAAAAGATTTCTGATATTGAAGAAAGTATCCTCAAGATGAAAGCAGCTACAGAAGTATCCGTTAATGGCGAACTTCGTGTAAAGAGTGTGCATGAGCAACTTGAGATGCATTTGAAAGATTTCTTGGTACAGAAAGACGGGACAAAAAAGGTTGATGTTGAGGCTATCAAGAAAGCCGGTGGTTTGAAAGTGGATCTGATTGTGAAAGCTGATCCACAAGTCACCACTACTTCCGGTGGTGGGGTAGTTGCCGGAGGAATTACGATTGATCCTAATATCTCCGTAGCTCCCAGACGTAGAAGCATGTTGAGGGAGTTGTCTAATGTGGCTTCAATTTCAACTCCTCAGGTTATCTATGCCGAGCTGAAGAATGTTACCGGTGATGCCGGTTGGGTTCCGGAAGGTGGACTGAAACCTGCCATCAAAGCGGAACTTGATAACAAGACTATTACAGCCGGAAAGGTTGCTGTTACTTTCAAGATTACCACTGAGGTAATGCAGGATATTCCTCAGCTAGTTGCTGAACTTCAAGCTGAAGGATTGAGTAAAATGGATGCTAAGGAAGAAGACGGTATTTTGAACGGTGATGGTCAAAACGGTAAAATTAAAGGTGTTGCTGCTGATTTCCCGGCATTTGCGTTGACCGGTCTTGAAGTAGAATCCCCTAATATGTATGATGCTATTGTGGCTGCTTATACTCAGATTGTCAGCACAAGTAATATGGTGTATTCTCCCAATGCGGTGCGCATGAATCCGGTAGATTATGCCAATATGCAGCTTACGAAGAACAAAAATGGCGACTACATCCGTCCGTTTAAAGTCGGTGACGAGCTGATTTCCGGTCTTCGTGCTGTACAAGATCCTAACGTGGCAATCGGCTCATTTACAATGGGTGATTTCAGATATCTGTTTATTCGTGATTATGTCGGTCTTACTATCAGCTTTGGTTGGGAAAATGACGATTTTACTCATAACCGTCTGACAGTTGTCATGGAAAAAAGACTTCTCGCATATGTTAAGGCACAGTACAAGACCGCCTTTGTCACGGATACTTATGCGAATGTAATCACAGCAATCACTAAATCAGCATCGTAAGGAGGTATACAATGAAAAGAAATGAAATAGCCAGTAAGCAATCCAAAGAGAGAGTCATTTATATGGACCTTTCTCAGTTATATCCGGTTAAGTTCATCAAAAACTTTGGTGCTTTTAAAACCGGTGATGAGACTTATGTCTCTCTTCCCATTGCGATGAAATGGACTAAGATGGGAGTAGTGGAGAATTCGGCAGAAGTAATGGCTGCTGCTAAGACTTCCGGTTGTGAAGATTTGATGAAGAAAGACAAAAAGGTAGATTAATATGATAATTGACTATACATATTTCACCGGGTTATTGAGTATCGGTCTAAGTCCTGATACTGGTGCTCCTTCCACGACCAGAGATGCCGAACGTGAGAAAATAGAATATTACATTATGGTGTATGAGCGTGAATACCTTCGCAAGATACTCGGTGAAAATATGTGTAGTAAATTCATAGACTATCTTAACTCAGAAGAAGATAATGTCGATAAATGGGAAAAGCTCCTTGCTCTGCTTTCTGAAAAGTATAGTCCTATAGCCTGCTATATTTTCTTCAAGTATATAAAGGAAGGAAATTACAGCGTTACAAGAGTAGGTACTGTAACCTCCGCAGATGATGATGTGGTATCGCCGATGGTTATCCAGATTAGAGCCTGGAATGATATGGTAGATATGAATAAAAGAGTGTATCAATTGCTTCAGGCAGATGAGTATGAAGGAGTCAGGTTTGATCCTTCCATGATTTGCCGGATTAATAGTATGGGGATATGAGGTCGATAAATAAGATATTTGAAGATGTAGTGAAGCGTGTGGCTGAGAAGTACGGGAGCAATGTGTCTTTTCTGTTTGGCGATTGGGCCTATATAAGTTCTCAATTGACAGAATGGGGCAAATCTTCCTCTACCTGCAAGTTTAAATTCCCTATTATCTGCTTGTATTCCCCGTTTACAGAAGATAGGACTGCGCCTAAAAGAACGGTTTCTTTGGAGTTTATCATAATGGTGAATACCCTGAAGGAATATACCAATGAAGACCGTGAAAGAACATCGTTTGAACAGATACTTCGACCTATCTATGATCTCTTCATTGAGGAGATAAAGAAGGACAGATCCATAGATGTTGAGTATAAGGATAATATTCCTCATCTGTATACGGAAAATTATCGTTATGGCCGCGTCGGAGTGATAGGAGAGGACGGAAAGCCCTTTAGCGACTTTATCGATGCTATCGAGATAAAACAAATGAATTTGAAAATTAAAGATATTAAATGTTATGGCAACAGACTTTAGAAAATGTCCGGGACTGGCAACATTCAATACGGGTAATTCCGTTTGTGTACTTGATCCTGGAAAAATAAAAGCTATCATTTTGACCATTCACGGTCATAAGCTTCCGGAGACATATTCTGCTGAGGAGTTTGAAAAAGCCTGTCACGCAGACAGGCCGGATCGAATATTCCCGCTAAAGACAATCGTGGAATACGCTCCTTCCGGTGGAGAGGCACAGACTTCCGCATTGGGTTATGGTCCTACCAAAGTAACCAGCTATTCTGCAAAAAATGATGTGTGGACTTTATCGGATTACGATTTCAGTTTAAAAGCAAATCTGATGGCCGCAAAGAATGTGGCGTTTGACGCTTACTTTGTAGATGAGAATAATATCATTTATGGCATGAACGACGGTACGGGAGAACTTGCCGGCATTCCTCTTTCCGGTGTGTATCCGGGAGGGCAGGATTGGGATTCATCCGGTACGGAAGCTAACCTGACGGTTGCAACCATGTTTAAGGACTATGAAAAGTACATTAAGAATGCAAATATTAAAGCCTGTGACTTTGATGTAGTTGAGGCTTTGAAAGGTTTGGTATACGTTGAGATGGTAAAGGCTGACGGTGATAATAAGTATAAACTGAGAGAACACTATGGCAATCTTGACGTAACCGAATATTATGGCAGTCTTATAGCTGATAAGGCGGCAACTGTTCTCCCGGGTGCAACAGGTGTTTCCTATGAAGATGGAGTAATTACGGCTACAGGTACGGTTAAGCTTGCCAAACCCTCAATTCTGCAAGCCAACGGTATTACCGGTATAGAAGCCTGGTCATGAAAGTAGAGAATGTGACTTTCAATGATGATCTTGTGAAGAAAATGAAGAAGAGGGAATTCATCGAAATGCACAAGAATCTGTTTTTTCTTGACAGGCCGTTAGAGGATAGGGAGAAAATGCTTGCTGAGATATACGACGACATAAAAGGTGTCAAGTATGAACTGTGATTTTTAGATTTTGAGTACTTGAGGGGGGAAGCTGTGAAGTTTCCCCTGATTATTTTTAAATGCCATGGCAACATTTCTTGAGGCATATGACAATTATATGGAATTCTCCAAAGGACTTGTTCCTATGTTGGAGAAGCTTTTGCATGAAAATAAGAACATGTTTGAAGCGTATATAAGAGAACAGTTGAATGCCGGTATTAACGGCAATGACAAGCCATTACGTCCTACCTATCTTAATGATCCCTACTTTAATACAAAGGAAGCTGGCAGTTTTTATAAAAATGCGCGAAGATACATGAAATGGAAGGAGGAGATAAGACCGCCATATGATGTTACATGGTTTGGATTACGTAGATCTCCTGAAACACCTAACTTAATAATCAGAGGAGATTTTCACGACTCTATTACCGCAGTACCTATTGATAAGGGATTAAGGATAGAGAGTAGGGGAGTGAGCTTTAGCAATGACATTGAGCAAAAGTACGGGCAAGCCATATACAGGTTTAGTTCTTATGCCAGAAGACATTTTATGGAGAATTTTATAAAAAAGGGACTGGAGGATTACTTTAGAAAGTTTGGTCTATGAGTTGTGGCTGTGAGAATCGTAAGAGGATGGAGGATATTTCCCGCATGCGTTCACTTGCTAAGGTGGCTGCTAAAATGGAAGGACGCATTTATATACTATATGAGAAAGATGGTGCATTCAACTTTGTGCCAAGGGGAGAGAAATATAACGGAGTCTTTGTCGAATATATATGGTATTTTTAGATAGTATAGAAAAATAGAACAATAAATTGTGGATTGGTCAGAAAAAACACGGGGTAGATAATTTTTAAATAAGAAAAATAGAACAAATTGCATTGTTCCGGAATTACTATAAATATCAACTTTCCAATTTTGTGTTATATAACACATCAAAATAATCTTCATAATACTTGCATGCTATCAAATATGATAGTATATTTGCATGTCAAATCATTAGAACCGGCGGCAACGGATAAGCGGCGATAGATTATGAAAACTTTAATCGAAATTACAAACAACATGGGAACAAAAGAAATTGTTAATCTTGATCAGTTAAGAGAAATGATTTGCGAAAGACGCTATAATAAGCTGTCAGGAGCAGGCCTTGCGAAACAAGCAAGAAGAGAAGTTACCGTGTTTACTACTGAAAAGACTAATCAACCTGCAACTTCTTACAGATCTTTTGAGATAAGAAAGATGAATGCAAAACAAGCCATTGATTTGTTTAATGCTGGAGGTTCACAAGTAGCAAAGATGATAGAAAAGAACTAATTTAACGCTGTGCTATCGGCATGACGGGCATAAAAATGGTAAAATTACGAAAACTCTCCTTACCAGATTTCGCTTTTATTGATGGATCAGAGCACGAAAAGGATAATATCCTTGATGGACAAATAGTAATATTACATATTCCTTCTGCAAGTATAATAGAGATATTTGACAAAGAAGTCCCTTTCCTTACTGAAGGAGTTTTGGCATATAATTTTTCTTATGTTGACCAATACGGCATAAAAGAACCAATGATAGCCGCGTTGTATTACTGTGCCACTCTTGACAAGGATGCGGATCGTGAAATGATTATCAATGAGATTATGAAACCTGCCGCCCAGTGGTATTGTAATTATTGCACATGGGAGGATAAAAACGTAGCAAAAACATTATGAATGACAGAGAACGAATCGGTAAGCGTATAGCTGAAATCCGAAAGTCCAAAGGTCTATCGCAGGCCAAGCTTGCAGAGCTGACAGATATTGCACCTGGCAATATAGCCAGAATTGAAACAGGAAGATATAGTACCGGCATCGATCTACTGAGTAAGATAGCTGATGCATTAGGCTACAAGTTGGATTTTATAGAAAAATAAAAAGATAAAAGCTATGGCAAATTATAATTATGATGAAGAAAGCGTGAAAGCCATTATAAAATGGGCTGAAACCGCACAATTACCCAAAGAGGTTATACTAAGTGAAGCTGAACGTATCACCGATCCTAAGATTTATGTACAAACCAATATCTATGATATTAAAGAGCATTATCCGGACCCATTTTTCAATCCGGCTATTGATCGGTTGTATCGGTTAAAGGAATTTGTGGAAGGGGCTTAGAAATATCAATTTTTAATATTTAAAAAGCCCGATGTTTATTTCGGGCTTTCTCAAAACACCTTCCATTAACAGGAAGGATTCGGTACAGGTTGTTGTCAAACAAAAAGCTTTGAAGTATTCAAAACTGAACTGCACATAATTCTTTTGCTAAAATATGAATTTCTTGTTCTATTTTCTTTTTCTGATCTTTAGATGCTAATGTTATTCCTTGTTTATAACGTCTCATTAGTGAAGGGTTAATGCCTATTCTTTTGGCAAGTTCACTAATATTAAAGAAATTATAAGTTTTGAAGAACCCGGAAATGTCGTATTGATAATCAAATGAGATATCTCCTTTGTTCAATGCGTTAATGATATTTTCATTTTCGCTTTCATCAATAAACATTTCTAAATTTTCTTGTAAGTTCTCTTTGGCTTCCGTTTCGGTCAAGCCATATCCATACAAGGAGATTTCTTCTAAGTCCGGACAATATATTCCGTATCCACCATCAGAAGCCTTTTCAATAATAGCCATAATAATCCTTTTTATTTTTAGTTTAAATCATATCAAAAAAAATGAGAAATGTACATATACAGACAGGAAAATCCCTTCAAACAAGTAGAACTGCCTGAATTAGATCTGAATATGTACATTTCTCATTTCTTTTTCCTGTCTGCATTGCTTATTTGTATCAAAAAAGAAAGCGGGTATTATTTCAACCCCGCATTCTTTAAAATCTGATTTAAAGTACCTTTCGGAACTTCTTTACTAGGGTGTCTACCTACTGGAATGAAATTAGAATAATCAGGATGAACATATTTACTATGTTTCTTTCCTTCTACCTTTTTCCACCCATTGTTTTCCAGTAGCTGATACAGTTCAGAAAACTTCATAAGCAATTAATGTAAAAAAATCAATGACCTCTTGTTTGACAGTGCAAAAGTAACACATCTGTTACTTATATCCAAATTTATGAGTAACAAATATGTTACTTTGTCGGATATTTAACATTTGAACATGAAACAGCCCCAAGCCTAAGCCCGGGGCTGTCTTAATAATCATGTGAAGGATGTTGTCACCACCTTCCCGCCAGCCGTATTGCTGGCGGGACGTATTGTAGCTGCGAGTCGTTGGGCCGGAGCCTTAACGTGCTGTACAATGCTTATCGTTTATGTGGTATCTTTTTATATTTGTTTTTAGTAACTATTTTCATGTACGGGTTTTGTCCGGTATCATTCCCTGTGCCTTCAGAGTTTTCTGCTTCCTTTCGGCTGCAAACTATTTTTTCCAGTCTCTTCACTTTTTCGAAGAGTACTCCGCACGCTTCTGAATTCAGAAGCAGTTGTTCCATGATCATTTCAGAATCTACTGTAATTTTACCTTTTCTGTAAATTTCCATAATTGTTCGTTTTTTATTGTTCGTAATATTAGTTATAGAAGAAAGGTTCTCCTTTCTTTCTGAACATCCTGTAACCTGCGTACAGGCATGCTAAAGACAATGCGATTTCAATCATAATTTAATCTTTGATGTGCAGTCTGCATCCCGTCTTCTCTTGTACCCGAAAGAGGAAGCTTGCGGCCTCGTCACTGTCTACTATTAGCTTGACCGCCGACAATCCTTCTGTCTTCGGCTTTAGGAGCACAAGGGTGCATGGTTGATTGTAATAGGTCCAATAAAACATAAGATCAGCCAGATACATGTTATCAATCTGGACTATATACTTTATAGGTGGACGTTCCATGACAATGTGATTTATATGAATACACTTGGTTATAGGTCTCGAATGGGTATAAAGGGGCTGTACGGCTTTTTCCGTACTACAATATACCATCTGATTCTTAGCTTTAGAAGCTGAGTGAGAATTGTTTGTCCCCTTTAAGCTTTCGGAACATCTTAATGAAATACTGTTGTCCCTTTGGAGTGATAACGGCACTTCGGTTGATGGTGATCCCGCTTATGGTATGGGAGGGAATTTCCGCCACTCTCATAATCCCTTCCGATATGGACTTCTGGGTAGGAAGGTTATACCTTATACCTCTTTTTAATAGATAACCCTTTTGCCGGAGTGCACCATAAAGTGCATTACGTCCTTTCCGGAAGATTTTGTTCTGGTTAAGTATGTTCGCCATCTCTCCAATGGTAATGCAATTATTGGATTGCATGATGCTGTCTGCGAATTCCGCCTTTTCCCGGTAACTGTTATTCTCTAATACTAGCAGATGGTTCTCTTCCTTCAGGTTTTCTATCTGCCTGGCTTGGTTTGCGGCAAGGAGTAGGGCATCGCTGTAGGTTTGAGGGATGGAAAAGCTATGATTGATTGCATGGTGGAAAACTTGGCGGTATACCTCAAATACTGGACGCACTTTGCGGGCGATGAAGAATTCCATGCAGGAAACGGTTAGTCGGTAGTCGGTTGAAGCAAATTGGCCACCTTGCGCATTTCTGCGCATGGATTGATAATCAACGCCTTCGATAAATTGATCGCTTGCAACTAGCGCTCTTACAGCTTCCTGTTTTCTGCTATAGATTAGCATCCACACTTCATCAAGATTGATTGGAAATTCATTGTCTGATTTGGATAGCTCTAATACTTTGTTGAAATAGCGTTTGATATCGCTTTCACTACTCTGTTTAGAAAGAATGATTCCCGTTTCGTGGGACAACGTCATTACGACATTACTATTATTCACATCGTTTTGATTGGATGAATTATTGTTAAGCATAAACAATAAAAAAGAGGTATTACCACCTTTCCCGCTGCTTAACACATTTCATCCAATGCTGGCATTCCATTACAGTTTGCCACGGGGGTATAGTAATACCTCAATATTTTAAAATACAAGCATAAAAAATGCCTGCAATAAATGCAAGCTTCGCTCGCATTGGATGATATTTAATGATGTTAAGCACTGCAAATATACAAATATTTGTTGAATTAGCAATAAGCTTCGCAAAATAATTTAGATTTAAGAAGTAATTATATTCTTATCAGATTCGCTCTTTCTTCGCTTCTATACAATAATGAAAGCAGCGAAGGAGGTACGAGGAGGGTACGAAGGAGGTGTGTACTAAATATAGTGGATTTACATATGTAATCAAATACAAATTGCAATTTCAAACATAACAAAATAGTATTATTTAAAGCTTACAGATCGGTCAGTCTAAAGAATTTATAGATGATATCGCAGAAAAACGAAAATAAATTTGTTTTTCTGTGTGTTAACTTGTTAATTTGTGATTAATATTAACGGTAAAACACACATGAATATGAAAGGCAAATTCCTTGTTTCTACTACTAATAATATTGAGGGAACTCCTATAAAAAGATATATTGGAGCAATTTGTTCAAATATTGTAATTGGTACTAACGTATTCTCTGATTTTGCAGCATCTTTTACGGATTTTTTCGGTGGTCGGTCTGATTCATACAAAAAGAAGCTAGAAATAATATATAATGAAGCATCCAAAGAATTGAAGCAGAAAGCTTTGAATATTGGTGCTAATTGTATTATCGGTTTTAAAGTTGACTTTGACGAAATTTCAGGAAAAGACAAATCAATGTTTATGGTTTCTGTTTCTGGAACCGCTTGTGTTGTTGATTATCCAGATAATGATAATGAAAATGATTTTAAGGCTGAAATAATAACTCAATCTGATCTGGATAAAGAAATATATAGAAGATTTATTGTTGATAGTATTAATAATAATGTAACCTTATCTCATGCATGGGTTGAATTTTTACTTGAAAATCCACAGGTAGAAATTATCCCAAAACTGTTAGAAAGATATTCATCATGCTGTGATTCACTTCCATTTGCTGAAGAAACCAAAGATTTGGAAAAAGTTTTGTTAGCTTTTCCTAAAGAAAAACTTATTCCAATAATATATTCAGATGATTTGTCTAATCATAAATCATATATAGCAATTATAAAAAATGGTGGATATTTTGATGCTAAATCTATATTGAAACTTTTGGATATAGATATTCATGTAGCAATAATATTATTGGAAGCAAGAACAAATTATTATGCCAAAGAGGATTTATCTTATATGAAACAAATTGTAGATAAATTAGACAATCTTCCAAATACAGGAAAAATTGAATTGACTAAAGGAGGTTTGTTGGGTAAAGAACAAATGAAATTTATTTGTGAAAAGGGACATAGAAATGATCCCGAAGCCGAATTCTGTAACTGTGGTGTAAATATGAAAGGACTAACAAAGACAGAAATGGATATAATAAATAGGTTTAAAATGAAAACAAAGGTGATTGATGAAGTATTAGGATAGTAATTTAATTGGATATTATGAATAAAATATTTTTTTTGTTATTTTGTACTTGTGCAGTTTTTACTTCATGTAGTGCCATTTATTATCTTCCTTCACCAAAAGAAGATATATCAGTAATCGATTATTCAGAATTTCAAAAGGAGGGTATTTTTATATCTGAATCTAACTCTGTATCATTTCCGTATAAAGCGGAACAGTCCATAACCATTAAAGAATATGGTGGATATGAGGGAGCTAAGTATATTCATCCTACTTATAAAAAAGCAATATCTTCTATGATAAAGCTTTTGAAGAAGAATAAAGCAAATGGTATTATAAATTTTACGCATCTTGAATCGGTAGAACTTTCAGATGATAGAAAAACGTATGTAGGAGTTATCACTTTGAAGGGGATGGCTATCAATTTAGATGGCCAAGAGGTTGTACCTGTAATTTCTCGACCGTTTCAAAAACGTGATAATTGGGAACCATTAGGTACTATTTCTGGTATAGAGATTTATAGAGAATATTTAGATGGAGATATAATTATATACTCGGAGGAAAAACTTGATAATAAGGCCGTAAGGCAAGTAGTTGATAGCTATTTTGAAAAAGGCAAAAAAATGTTATTCTCCCAAAAGAAAGATGATGAAGATATTATATACGCTGGTACGCACGAAGAAATGGGAATGATACAGATATTTTATAATAGATGATATAATACTTCCCTTTAGCAATCCTCCATCGCTCCAGGGGATTTTTGTTGCCAACAAAAGAATAATTGGTAGATATTATAGATTATTCTGTAAAGAAAATGGCTGTAAAAGTGCTATTTTCGAAAATTATTATTATATTTGCCCAGCATTGGGTTGTACTTATGAAATTTAGAATTAATCAGAGGATTAAGATATAGAAAGCTGTGTAGGTCGCAACCCCCTGCATGGCTTTTGCTTTTTTATCTCCGCATGAAGAAATGCGGTACGTCCTCGAACGAAAAGACTTTATTATGAAAACAAATCAAATCATGATTCGTCCGATGGGTGAGTTTAAGGTGACTCAAAGGACAAAAGACGCATTTTTCAATGCAACAGATTTACTAAAACAGTGGAATCAATTAAAAGGTATGAAGAAAGAAGTTAATGACTACTTCGATTTATCTTCTACTAAAGAGTTCATTTACACTATAATGGAAAGGGAAAATTATGATACGGGTAATTACCCCTATCATAAATCAAGGGCAAATAAAGGTGATAATGCGGGCACATGGATGCATCCACTGCTTTTTATTGATTTTGCAATGTGGATAAATCCCTCATTCAAATATGATGTTCTCAAATTTGTATATGATGAAATGATAAAATTCCGCAATCTTGCCGGTGATGCTTATCCTGCTATGTGTCGTTCCGTTTGTACAATACTCCCTGGGGATATATTTCAAAGAAAAATTAAAGATTTGGCAAAATCACTCAATATCATAGTCTATGGCAAACATGAATCAGAAATGCGTAATAAGATTGGTGATGAGGCTAAAATTCGTGAGCTGTATGAGTTGGAATTACAAATAGCCCAATGGATAGATTTGGGTTTCATAAAAGACTATAACAGCCTTAAATCCACATTGACTAAATTGTATTACCGGAAATATCCTAATGTTCTTCCTATCTAAAATATACGTTTATTGGGTAGTTGATATAAATAATATTCCCCTTCAGCGATCCTCCTTCGCTCTAGGGGATTTGTTTTGCCAACAAGTGATTGAATTGATGCCTAATTTCTGATCCAAATATTATTCCTATTGTTTTTCCTATTATTGATCCTGTTCTAGTTTGTATTATTGAACCTAATCTTTGTTCTATTTGTTTTTAAATTGATATTAATAATGTTAGATTAGTTGCTATTTCATAGATAATTGACTATATTTGCATATTAAACAAAATTGTAACTTGGTTATAGATATATAGAAGATAGCGTAATGTGTACTATTATTAACATACCTCATGTTGATAGAGATGAGAGGATTGGCAGTGCCTTTGATCATCTGTTTTCTGTTATAAATAAGACAGAAAGCTGTGCAGATGATGATGTGAAGTGGAATTTTGAGGATAATACTTTTTTTCATCCTTTTTTTCTGACTCCTCTTGCTTTATATAAAAAAACATGTTGTAAAAATATTGAATGTATAAATAAACCCAAATATATAGATTCATATTTTCAATTGGTACATTTTGATGATTTATTGCATATTGATAAGGAAACGGATTTAGAGGATACATTAAAAGATTATGTAAACAAATCATATACACCGATATGTGGTTTTGACTTATGCAGTAGTAATGTAGATGCTCTGCAAACTATTATTCAAGGAATTATAGAAAAGCAAAGTAAGGCTGATGTAAAGATCAAGACTCCATTATCTTATTTTTTAGGCGAATTGATATGCAATATAAGCCAACATTCAAAAAGTTCCGTTGGATATATATCTTCTCAATATTTGCGTAGAGAGAAGTGCATTGACATCTGTATTGGAGATAGTGGGATTACTGTATATGGTAGTTATGTGAGTACGGATAAATATATGGATGAAATAGGGGATAATGAAGTTAGAGCTTTAATTAAGGCAAATGAAGGATACTCAACTAAAGAATTACCGGATGCGGAAAATAGGGGATATGGAATTACATCTACTAAGAATATGCTTGTAGATGGTCTAAAGGGTGCATTTTTTATGCTGTCTGGAGGAGCTTTTCATAGACATGATAATAAGGGAAGTGATTTTATTAAACTTCCAGAATCTATAAGTTGGGCAGGAACGATAATTCTAATGAGGATTCCAATTCATGTTGATGAAAACTTTGATTATACAAAATATATACAATAAAAAAGAAATGGGAATTATGGAAAAAGAAATTAAAATTGCTAATTTAATTAGTACTGATGTTCGTTCCCGTTCTAATGCAGATATAATAAGGAACGAATTGTTAAAGGATACATCTAGAAAGATAACTTTAGATTTTTGCGGAGTTACTTTTATTTCTCGATCTTTCACAGATGAATTATACTCTATTATTGAGTATTCTAAAAAAACAAAGATAGAAGTTGTTAATACATCTGGTGTAGTAGAGAAAATGTTGAATGCTGTAAAAAATAGTAGAATTAATAAAAGAGTTCGTCTTAAAGATGATTCTGAAATAAAAGAATTTAAAGATATAGATAGTTTATCACTATTTCTATCGCATTGGTAATTGAGATTAGCGGGGCAAACACCCCGCTTTTTTTATCTCCTTTTCTTGATTATTCCTCATAAATCTAATTATGTACACTTTTGTACGGAAAAAACTTCCTTCTCCTCTAAATTTTATTATTAATATGTACTTTTTTGTAACCTGGGTATATTTATATTTGCGCCAGCGGGTGATGTCGCACGCTACTTAAACAATGGACGTATGGCTCAGGACTTAAAAATAACAGATTTTATTAGCGAAAAAGCTTTTGATCAAGTTGATAGATTTACAAAAGATATTATGTTGGCAAAAGCCGAATACGCTGCTTTTGCTGAAAAACTAGCTCAACAGGTAACAATAAAGGTTACTGGTTATGTCGAACTAAAGGAAAAGGCTAAAGGCGGTAATACAATCCTTAAAGAACTCTATGAGACTGAAACAAAAATCGCTAAGCTCCAAAAGGAACTCAATACGATTTTAGTAGAATCAGGAAAAAGTTTACAGAAGCTATCTAATGCTAGCAATGTGGTATCTATGTTTAATAAGCTAACAGAAAGTCTTGATAGAGCATCTTCTGCCTTAGAAAAAATAACCCAAACATCATCTTCTGCCTCTCAATCACAACAGCAGGCTGCGCAAGCAACTCAAAGTGCATCTGCGGCAATTGGAGAAGCTGCAAAAAATGTTGGGATTGCAGGAGGAGAGTACGATAAAATATTATTGAGTGTAAAAAGCTACAATGCTGAAGTACAAAAGCTCAATAATACGCTGATTTCAAATACCAGGGATTTGTCTAGCATAAGACAGGAGCTAAGAAACCTGGATAGAGACTATAACAATGGTATTGTAACCGAACAAAAATATATTGAGCAGAAAACAAAGCTTCTTCAAACAGAAAGAGAATTATCAGCTCAGAACCAGGCATATTCGAACCGGTTAAAGAATCATGCAATGGTTGCAATATCTCTAACCGGTAGCTACAATGAGATGAATGCGTCTCTCCTGGTCTTGGAGAAAAGATTTAAGAATCTATCTGAAGCTGATCGTAATAGTGAGTTTGGTGTAAACTTACTTAAGGATATAGACAAGCTCAAAAACCAATTAAAGTCCATTGATGCCCAAATGGGAAACTACCAACGAAATGTTGGTAACTATGCTTCTCATTGGAATGGATTGCAGGTGTCAGTACAACAGGTAGGAAGAGAATTGCCATCTTTAGCTATTGGCTGGAATACTTTCTTCTTGGCTATATCCAACAACCTACCTATACTTGCTGATGAAATAAAGAAGGCAAAAATCCAATATGAAGAATTTAAGAAAGCGGGCATTTCCAGTGTTCCAGTATGGAAACAAGTCGTGTCTTCGATATTCAGTTGGCAAACCGCATTAGTTTTGGCTATTACAGTTCTTTCTATGTATGGTAAGAATATTATAGAATGGGTTGGTAGTCTATTTAATGCGGAAAGTGCGACAATTAGATTAACTAGAGCAGAGTTGGATCTTGCTGAGGCTCGCAGAAAGGGTATTTCTGATAGTGCTAAAGAAATTGCTCAGTTGGATATATTGTATAAAAAATTAAGTGACACAACATTGAGCCGGAAGGAATTAGCTGCACTTGGTAATCAATGGATAAAGACATTCCCTGAATACTCAAGGATTTTAACAAATGAGGGTGCTGATATTAATGCTCTGAATGTGGCTTACAAAAATTTGAAAGAGCAAATTATAGCTACGGCTCAGGCTAGAGCTATAGCAGATCAAGTTACTGAAAATGAAAAACAGCGCATAGAATATGAAAACAAATATAATAGCGCTTTAGTGGACCGCTATCAAGCAAGAAAAAGATATGAAGAATTGAAAACAGGTAAAGGGGTTGACCCTCGTAATTTGGAAGTTCTATCACAAAGAGAATTGGAGAATATTGATATTGCGAATAAGAAGATGGCTCAACTCCAAAAATCAATAGACAATATTAATCAAGATAACGAGAAGCTGATTTCTTCTTTAGATATAAGTAAGTTATTCAATGCTCCAGAGGAAGGCACTTTTGACTTCTGGCAACAACAGAAAACTAGTGCCGATACTGCCTTAAAATCAATTCGTTCAGATATAAAGAAAACGCTGGATGCTTCCTCTAAGGCCGAAGATGACTATGATACCATGTTGAAGAAGGTATTTGCCATTAGAGGCAAAATGTCGGAAGATGAAGCAAAAGGTATCGTTGATTCCTACTTAAAGGCTAATAGTGACATAAAGAAAGCTGATGAGGAATTAATGGTGTATCAGACAAAGACAATCAAGCAAATTACTAAAGAAAGAGAGAAGTATGCGGATTATATAAAAAAGATAGATAACCTTTTGGCTATGGCCAGGGCTAAGACAATAGACGCTGAACGTATTTCAGAAATAGAACAGGTAAAGGCGAAATATCAAGAGCGTGCATCCATTATTAAAGGTGAATCGGAAAAGGAACTTGAATTAAGGAAAACCTATGCTCAACTGGAAGCTAAAGAGATTGAGGATATCAATTTAAAATATGATACCCAGTTGGAACAATCCCGGTTAAAGAGGGATCTTGAAATAATAGAAGGAAACTCCCAACAGGAACTTGATTTGAGGTTGGAGAAGCAATTACAACTCAATGAAGTATTGAGGGAAGTTGCTATATCTGAGGCACGAAAAAGGGGAGAGGATGAGGCGCAAGTTAATGAACTGTACGATAAGAGATTTAAGGATATTCTAAAGAACAATGTTCAGGATCGAATAAAACTCTTATCTCAAGAAAACGAGATGCAGCTTTCCCAATTGGAGATAAACAACCAGCAGCGCCTTAACGCTCTGGAGAAAGCCTATAAAAGAGGAGAGATAAACGAAAAGCAATATCAGCAAGGCTTATATAATATTCAGAGAGATGCTGCAAAGCTGAGGCTGGAGTTAATGCTGGCTGAAGCTCAGGCTGAATTGGTTGCCGCGCAAGAAGTTCTTCCAGAGACTGAGATTAAGAAAATACAGATTCGGATAGATAATCTGCGTGCTCAATTGGAAACAGTTTCTCTTGCTAATCCGGAAGATGGAGAGAAGACAAAGCAATGGTCTGAAGGCTTCATTTCTGCGTTACGCAATATGCAAGAAGTTGCGGACGAGACTATGGGGGGATGGGCAGACGTTTTCAGTGTGTTTAATGAAACTCTATCCAAAATGGTATCCAGTGCTGATAGTTCCACTACAAGCATAGTTGATATGTTTAAGAAGATGTGGAATCAAATGAGCTCTGAAGATCGAGCTAAGTTGATTCTGGATTCTTTCTCTAGCATATCAAAAGGTGTATCTGAGATCATGAGTAATATGTATGATTCCAGGATAGAGAGGATAGAAGAGGAACAGGAAGCATTGCAAGAATCCCATGATAAAGAAATTGAACAGATTGAAAACTTAGAGACATTCGGTGCAATCTCGGCTGAGGAGGCGGAAGCCAGAAAGCGTGCTGCTGAAGATCGGACAGCTCGTAAGGAGAAAGAATTGGAAAAGCAAAAAGCCCAGATGCAGGAGAAGAGTGCTAAGTGGGAGAAAGCCAACAGTATAGTTCAATCAATTATTGCCACTTCTCTTGCCGTAACTAAAGCTTTGCCAAATTTTGTTCTTGCTGCCATAGTAGGAGTTATGGGAGCCGCACAAACAGCTATTATTGCCGCTCAACCCATCCCCAAATACGCCAAAGGAACCGACAACCATCCCGGAGGTTTAGCCATCGTAGGTGATGGGGGTAGGCGAGAGGGTATCTTAACGAATAAGGGCCTCTTTGCCACTCCTTCCATACCTACATTGGTAGACTTGCCTAAAGGTGCAGCGGTCGTTCCTGATTTGGAACAATACATCTCTGTTCGTCCACTTCTTAGATCGGACTTGGGAGCGATGGCACAGGACGCAGAACGTGAAGGCATTCCCTTCACAGTAAATGTAGATACCGGTGCTCTTGAATTAAGAAAGGAGATCCGCATATTAACAGATGAAGTACGCAAGTTAAGTAAGGCCCGTAGGAAGGAGGCGGTTCAAAGAGAGCTTGATTATCTCCATCGGACAATCTAAGGTAATTAATTGGCGAATTAATTTACCGAAAGCCATCAGGGCCGTGCGACACTTTGGTGGCTTTCATTTCTTTTAATTTAAAACACTGTGTGAAGGAGCGCAGAACGACGTTATGAAAGACATACAGATTTTTAAAAATGAGCAGTTCGGAGAAGTCCGAATTACTATGAGCGAAAGTGGTGAGCCTTTATTTTGTGCAAAGGATGTAGCAACATCATTAGGATATTCTAACACATCTGATGCTATTTCAAGGCATTGTAAATCAGGCGAAATCGTGTATCACGAACATGCTAATGGTATTGGAGGCACTAATATGATATACATTCCAGAAAAGGATGTGTTTCGTTTGATAATGAGAAGCAATCTCCCTGATGCCGAAAAGTTTCAAGATTGGGTGTGCGATGAGGTATTACCTTCTATCCGTAAACATGGCATATATGCCACTGACAATGTGATTGACCAAATTCTAAATAATCCGGATTTTGGAATTGAATTGCTTACGAAGTTGAAAGAAGAGCGTTCAGCTCGTGTTGAGGCAGAAAAGCAGGTAGCAATACTTACTCATGTAAATAAGACATATACTTGTACGGAAATAGCTAAGGAATTAGGTCTAAAGTCTGCCATTGAGTTGAATAATAAATTGAAGGTCTTAGGCATTCAGTATAAAGTTAACCAAACTTGGGTTCCATATACAAAATATTCAGAATTGGGGTGGTTTGATATTAAACAAGAATGTCTTGATAATGGCAGAATAATCTATCACCGGAGAATAACAGGGATTGGTAGGAAAGAAATTCTTAAGATGATTAATGTTACAAGATATAACTATAAATAAATGCTTAATCATGATATACGACGATTTAGATAAAATCCCCATGTCTCGCTTTATAGAAGTGTTCATGGGAAATCTGACTAAAGTTTCCGATGGCGAGCTTGCTGAGGCTGATGCAATAGCAATTGCCGAACGCTTGCTTGCCGAATACTCGGAAATAGTAGGAGGGCGTTCTGCGATAGCGGAAATAACAAAGCAGAATGAAATGCTCAACTGTGAGCTTAAAATTGAATGTATGAGGGTTTGTGAATATCTCATTTCGGAAGGTAAGTTCGAACAAGTAAGTAAGACGCTTGTAAGATTCGGATTTAAGATACCCGCCAAGGATAAGGCTAGAATTCGCCAACGTGTAGCTTCTATTTTGTCCACATCTCAATATAGGCTTGAGAAACTAAGGGATAGCCGGCCGGAAGAGCTTAAGCCGGCAATGAGTAAAGACTACTTTACTAGGGAGAGAATTATGTTGATGGAGCATTTTAAAATGCACATCGATATACACAAGCTTTCTGCAAAGGAATATGCCTATATGGTAAAGAAGGTATGCGAAGAGACACAAGCAATGTTGCGTTCACTTAAAAAGAAATAGTATGTATAAATGTGAGTTATTGGTCGGTGGCTATGCTTATGATGTAACCGATGATCTGTCCAATTGGGACGATGTGAAATTGTCTTTTAAGCGTGATAATTATGACGGTGTGATTAGATCCTTCTCCACGAAGTTTCAGTTTGCCGGGTCGGGTTATTCTCTACTGAAGGGAGAATATAGGAAAGCTTATATAGATGCGTCTGCATCCATTGTATTTTATACACGCAATAACTCATGGACTTGGAATGAGCGGTTCCGTTGTGCGCTTGATTTTTCTACATTCAGTGACGATGGGAGCATAATCAGTATTAACGCAGTTGATGATAGCTTGGCGGCTCTTATCAAGGCGAATAAGGGAACGCAGTATGAGTATCCGGTTGATGATTTGAAGGAAGAAAAGAGATTGTTATATGATCGTTTGCAAATGCATAATCAGGTTAATTATACAATTACAGGCGAGAATGAAGTCGAAAGTGAAGTGGTAATGCATACATATGTAGATGTTCCTCAAAACTCAGAAGATTATAGCAGCACTCTTCCCCTTTATATTGTAACGCCGGATATACAGAATAAGAATGTAGTAGAAGTATATGATGAAGAGCAAAACAATAATATACCATACTCTGATACTACACCGCCTGCTGCCTTTTTCTTGAAATGTTTACGGACTTTCACAACGGTAAATATAAAATTTGACCTTGTTGTTAGAACCTTTGGTGGTAGAGGCCTTTCAAATGTAATCTTACGTCATTATGATGGTACAAGTTATAAAGATATATTACGAGTAGTAATACCTGTAAATGATAATTATTTCGCTATGAAAACACCGAATGAAGGGATTGACATAAAGATGGCAAATGGTGATATGTTATTTTTCGTTTTAACTGCAATAGGAGCCACAAGATTTGATTTTGCTTATCCAGTTGCAGATCCAAGATATATCAATATATCATTTATGGGACGAGATGAGACAATATCTATTGACGTCGTTAGACCAATATCTCTCTTAAATCGTTTATTAAAGTCGATCAATGGTGAAAAGGAAGGAGTAACTTGCGAAATCGCTTCTGGAGTTGATAGTAGACTGGATAATACCCTGATTGTTGCTGCTGAAAGTATCCGTGGGTTGGAAAAAGCAAAGATATATACCAGCTATACAAAGTTTACTAAATGGATGGAGGCCGAGTTTGGTTTTGTTCCTGTTATAAATGACAATAAAGTGTCTTTTGTTCATAGAGATAGTTTATTCACTGATGTAGAGATCAAAGACCTGGCGGATCAATGGAATGATTTTACCTATTCGGTAAATGCATCACTTATCTATGCAAATGTAAAGGCCGGATACGATAAGCAGGATTATGATAGTGTTAATGGTAGGGATGAGTTTCGTTTTACGAATGAATATACTACCGGTCACACACTTACGGATAACGTATTGGACCTCATAAGTCCTTATCGTGCCGATGCTTATGGCATTGAATTCCTTGCAGCCAAACGAGGAGAGGATACAACGGATAGTGATAGTGATAATGACATATTCTTTGTAGGATCATCGGTTAGCGGAGGGGAATATAAATTGATTAGAGGTGGAAATTATTCGATAGCAGGCGTTATATCTCCTGAGAGTATGTTTAATGTGATGTATGCTCCAAGATTTATGATTGAGGCAAACAAAAAATACATAGGTGTAAGTGCCTCTTTGCTTACATTTGCATCATCCAATGGTAATAGTGATATCGTTATTAATGGTGTTGCTGAGACTGAGGATATCCCTATAAATGAATCAGACTTTACAATAGGTGAAGTCAGCGTGGAAACCGGTGATGTTGATGTTCCTGTAGACTTAAAAGGCTACATTTCTCTAACTCACCATGGAGAGGTTTATAAAGGTTATATAAGTAAGTCTGATTTCAATTATGGAAAATCGGAGACTGTTAAGTACATTTTAATAATAAAAAGTATCGAATAGCGGCAGTACGATTGTATATCAAATTTTAATTCGTATATTTGCAATATGTAGGTGAAGGAGCCTGCTTCTCAAAAAAGGACGTAAAGACATGGTTAAGATTGGCGACGTTTGCCCATTGTTCTTTAATCCAATAAAGGACAAATTCGGGATTGAAGTAGATTATATACAGAAGTTTTATACAGGTGACAATATTCACTTGCAGATATTTGCTAATGTAGGCGAGAGCGTATCAGCCACGCTTATCGATTTAATCAACGACACTTCCACCAGTATTAGTCTTTCGACATACAACCAGAATTCTGAGGTTGTGATGCATTATGCCGTATTGACCGGATTGCCTGACAGTGATTATAAGGTTAATGTAAATGGTATCCTTTCCGAACCTTTCTGCGTGTCTTCTTCTTCTGAATTATTGGAAAGGACAACGCTTATCAGATATTCTCATAAAGATAATAACTCGGTTTTTAATAATATCTTTTGGATCGGAGACACACAGGTTATATTTGATTGGCGTGTTGAGGCGGGCTTTAAACCAAACGGCTATACTCCTAAGCTGGAGAATGAACAATATCGCAATCAATGGCAGGAAATTAAAAATCTGTATTCTGTTCCTTATGATTCATATGTGCTTACTATTGGTGACGCCTGTGGAGTTCCTTATTGGTATGGCCGGCACTTGAACCGGATATTGTGTCTTTCTAAATTTATTGTGAAAGATACCGGCTTTGTACGGTCAGAAAACTCGGTACCGGAAATGTCTCAAGTTATCGAGGATAGTCAGTTGTTTAATCTCTCTATTACTTTAGAGCCTCAGGAAAATAGTATTGTCGGCATAGCGGGAAGACCGGAATCTGGTTCTTCTAGCTCTGTTGTAGGATTTGTTATTACCAATCCCAAGGATGGAGAGATGCTGCAATATAGCAAAGAAGATGCTGCTTTTGTTAATGTTGATTATGTTGGTGTGTGATGAAAAAGAGAGTAAGTAAAATATTGTGGTATGGAAGTGATGTAAATCCTGATGGAAGTCCTATTGTACCTGATGTGTCTCCAAATATAGAAAGAAATTTGGAAGGACTTAATGAGGGGGAAATCTATATCCACAATGAAGATAGCAATCCTTTTATATTTATAAGAACTAATAAGAATCGAGTTGTTGCAATAGGAGGGGCAAACTTGGATGAGCTATTCAAGATCTTTCTTCGTAAAGACAAATCAGATTCCACTAATTATTTGCTAAGGTTATTAGGAGGACTAGAGGTTGGCGAAGCTATAGACTCACTTATCGCGGGCAAGGGCATAATCGCGGATACAAATGGGAGGATACAAGCAGACCGCATGGAGTTGCGGTCATCGCTGACCGTTTTGCGTCTTATCATCAACGAAATTCAGGCAATGGCCGGGGATTTCTCTTTCTCTGACTGCGGTACCATTGAAAAGGTTGAGCTGTTGGATGATGGCACTTACCGGCTTACTATGGAGAAGCGCACAGATACGGATTGGACTACATTAGAGGAAAACGACGTATTATGTTCTATCGTTAACTCGCTGTTGATCGGAGGTACCGACTACTATACTTCTTGGTTCAGACCAGTATCGAAAAACCGCAATGATAACACTTTGACTGTAGTCCTTTATCCCGACAGCGAAGTACCGGGCGGCAAGAACTACCCACCGGTTGAAGGGTATAATGTGACTCGTAAAGGTAATGCGAAAGTTCCGGATGCTGGTGAAGCTCCGAACGAGCGTGCTCAAAGCTGGCTGCTCTCATCCCGTGAAGGTAGGATCATGTTTTTGCAGAATGTGTTTAAGCCCATTCTCGAAGATTACAACTATGCGTTGACTCTTGGACGCTTCCCCAACGTAAAGATGATAGAGAGGCTTCCTATCGGCTCTACTGACGTCGGTGTAATGTCGAAGATAGGTGTTTTTGAGAAAATCTATGAAGCTGACTGGAATGGAACGATTATCCCTAAAAAGGTGGATCGTGGTGAATGGTCTTTGACTACAGCACAAGGTGATGAACCTTACCGATTTGTAGACTATGAAACTCTTTTAGAGAATCAGAAGGTAATAACTACACTGGAACAGCATACTGCTTATCATTATGGCTGTAAATGGGGATGCCTGATTGATAAAACGACTGAAGAACCTAAATGGAACTCCGCTGGTTGGGTATTGCTCGAAGGGGATAAGAACTACTACTTAGATTTCATTGCCCCCGGTACCGCAAAACGCGGTCAAGTAAATATGGATATAACTGCATGGATTAAATACGCCAATCGTGACATAACTAATGTGTTACTAGCTACTACAGGTGTATCGATAGAGTGGCTTCGTGATACCGGTAATATTCCGGCTGATAATAGCTGGAAGCCTGCCTATGTGGACGGTCAAAAGAATGTGATACACATTGATAACACTGATGAGCATGGAGTCGGTATAGGTTTTGGTTATGATTATCAGAGAGTAAAAATTATCTGCCGGGTATTTATCCCGGTGGGCGAAGATATAGAAACAGTAGAAAATTATGTTGGATTTAGAATTTGAAAGTTATGGATGAAATTAAAACAGATCGTTTTAGTACGCGTGGTTTTATAGTATTTCCTACGGTTGTAATATACCGATACAAGTGGCTGGGAATAATTAATCGTATCGGAGTCACAATTCTACATACTCCCCACGGAGGTGTAGAAGATTGGGAGAAGGCTGTCAAAGAGAAGACGGGGATTAAGAAATTAACAGTTATAGAACATACATAGAATGGCTATACAAACCCAACCCAAAGACGTACAGGTACATATTGATCCTTATTCTTTCCTGGCAGAGATACAGGTTCTATCCGGCAATCCTGTGCAGAACTATAACAAGGATACGAACGACTATGAGCCGGATCGCTCGCTTATTCCTTGTGTGTTGATGCCTTACATATCCGTTCAGGACCCGGAAGGTTTGATGAACGGCAGTCAGGCAATTACTGGTGCCGAATGGTATGAAGGCGCTCCAAAATCAGATGGCAGTAATCGTATCGTAAATAACGATGATTATGTCGTGTCCGCAACAGGTAAACCTACTTATTCTTTGACGGTAAAGAAGAATGTGGATTATAACAATCCGATAGAGTTGCATTGTATCTTTTCTATCACGGACAAGCGAAAGAATACCCAGGAAAAGTTTGAGCGTAGCATTGTACTCCGGACGAGTATTTTTGACTCAAACAATTATTCGCTGAAGATCAACCGGCCAAAAGGATGGACTATAAACCCGCTCGAAGTAATACCGAATAGTAAAGGAGAATGGCTTTATTCGATCACAGCTCAGGTGTATTCTGGTGAAGATAAAGTATCTGATGCCAACGCAGCTTATTGGTGGCAGGTTCTTGACGGTACGACGTGGAGAGACTTTTCAGAGGATGAGTTAGATGTATTCGTTTCTGGTAAAAACGCCAATGGTACCTGGGGGAAAACTCTTACACTGGATGCCCGGTTCTTCAGGAATATTTCAGTCCGTGTTCGTGGTGCTTACTATAGCGGTACGCGTCCATCTTCTCCGACTTCGGACGAGATGCAGGCGACGACTTCCATCAAAGTGGAGATGCCGGGGACATTGCGTGCCGACATTCGGCAGACGAAAGGCATCAAGATCAACTCTCGCATGAATACCACTGTAGGTTACGAGTGTATATTATCGTATAATAAGCAATTGATTGACAGTAGCAAGGATAGTCTATTCGTGATTGACTGGTACGCGAAGTCTGCGAAAGCGGGCAGTACAGCAAAGAATGTGGGCCGTGGAAGAACGGTGGAGTTTATTCCTTCTACATATTCATTCGATCCTTTGTATCCCATATCGGTATATGCTGCTGTGAAAATGTATGTAGTAACAGCATTAGTGACTACAAATGATGACAAAGTCTTAACTACGAGTGACGGCAAATTGATTATAACACCTAAATATGAATAGCTTATGAATTATCTGTTAGTGAAACCTGAAGAACTGGACGGGCAGAATTACGATTACAAGTATGCCGAACGGATTCCGGACGGCCGTGTAATCCTGCCACTCAGTGCTTTGAAGGTGCTTTCCAATTTTGCGCCGAACATCCTTTCGGATGACAAGTTGAAAGTGCTGATAAAAGAGCAAAAGGAAAGCGGCCTTTATGATCCTCCCCAAGAAGATGAGGACAACAATAGTGAAGAACCGGTAACTGGTGGAAGCAGTAGTGATAGTGAATCTCCGGAAGAAGATATCACTACTGAAGAATCGCCCGAAAACCCAGTTGAACAGGAAGGGGGTGACGTATGAATCTTGAAGGAAGTTTTACCCTTATTGCTTTAATGGATGGTACTACCATCAACGGAACACTTCGTGTAGAAGGCACTCCGCTTGTACAAAGGTATAATAAAGGCACGGCTGTTTTCATTCCCGATTTTGAGGCGTTGGCAGAAAATAGCCGTCCTGCCGTTGTTGTGATCCTGCGTGATATCTCTGATGGCAGTGTCTTGATTCCTAATACGATTGAGTTTCGATATAATGACTTGCTTCTGACCTTCGGCAGCAACGGTTTGTCCACGAATGCCGGTATGGTAGGGTATTTCAAAAAAGTGGATGCTTACAGCACAACAATCGGTGGTGACACTTATAAAGTGCCTGCTTTGCGTGTTATGAAGAATCTTGTGCCAATCTCCGGGTATGATAATGACCGGATCACTGTCTCAGGTACCGTTGAGATTGGCGGCTCTTCGATTGCCTTCAATGCGCTGTCGAAGGAAGTTGTTATTCAAGAGTCTACTGGTAATCAGTATGATGTGCTGATATCTAACAATAAAGGTTCTCAACTTCTTTTGGACGGCGAATCCCTTACTGAAACAGCACGTATTTTCAAAGATGGCGTGGAAATAACCGATTATACAGGGTTTACATTTCAGTGGGTTAAGATGCTTGGAGCCGGTGATACCAATTGGGGTACATCTCGCACACAGGCAGTCTCTACCAGTGATGTAGACAACGTGTTGAAACTACGTTGTGATGTGAAGAAAGACGGCTTACTAGTCGCCTCCGGGTATGATGAAGTGACTGACTTTTCCGATCCATACTATACGGTCATCAAGATTACCGGTATTAGCGGTAATACAGTAAAGAAGGGTGAAACGGCAACGGTCACTCCTGTTGCCGCGAAACGTAGTACGGGAGAAGAAGTTCCATCACTCATTACAACCTGGACATTCTCTCTGAAAGATAATGCCGGTGCTGCATTTATCCTTACTGGTAAGAGTGCCGCCACGTTTACAGGTGCTAACGCAACAGTGACTTATGAAGACATGGTTCGTGCTAAGATGGGTTTATCAGGCTCTATTAGCGGGGTTGCATAAATTGTATGATATGATACTGACAGGAACATTTTATTTGGTTGCTGAAACAGAACGTCTTTGGATTGGTGTCAATCCAGAGACGGTATCTTTGGATGCTAATAACGTACAGGCTGCACCGTTACAGGTCCGGTTTTGGGCCAGTGAAGGGAGTAATAAGGTGGCCATGTCTGTCTATCTCACGTTCAGGGTTGAAAGCGTTGTAGGGAGTAGTGTAACGAAGTTGTTTGAGGACAAACCTGTTTCAAAGGTCAGTTCTTATGACTACACTATTCCTTCAGATCAGTATGCTACCGCTAACCGTATCAGTATCTATGCTTATGAGGATGCTGCACGGACGAAAGAGATTGATAGCAAACAGGTGAACATTGTTGCCGCCAATCCTACGCCTTTTCCGCGTTCGGAAGATTGGAATGTGGACAATGTGTATAAGAACGGAGAGTATCTGAAGCAAGACAATGTGCTGTACATGTGGACCAGCCGCGTTCCTGGAAATACGGAGATTAGCCCGAAGGAATGGATTGAAGCTCATCAAGAGAGTGGACTATGGACGCCTTATCCTTACGACAAGTTAATTGCGGCCGAGATTGCTCTCCTTAATTTCGCTTTGATAGGCTCGGCTGTATTCCAGGATGAGTATATGATATCGCAGCAGGGTGTTGATGCATCGGGCAATCCTACCAATGATTTCCGAAAGTTTGGCACGGAAGAATTTACTCCCAATCTTCTTCTGGATTTTGCTACGGGTTTGTTTGAAGGTAATACCGTCAAGGTGAATGGAGGTATTTTTAAGAATATACAATCTCCGAATGGTTCTTTTAAGATCGATGAAGAAGGCAATGTCGAGATCATAGGTAAATTCTTAACCTCAGCGGGAGGGACACGAATAGAGATAGACCCTGAGGGAAATAAGATAACTATGTATAATCAAGACAACAACGAAGTCGGACGTATCAGTTTTGTTGAAGAAGATTGGATGGGAGGTAAGAATTACTACCCTAAAATCAGGCTGAGGACCTATCACAATGATGTGCTAAATTCAGAAATGAATATATCAAGCGCTGAAATTACATCATCAACAGATATGAGCGGTGACAATTATTTTTTTAATCTGAATCCACGAACAGGATTAAGGTTTTATAAAAATGATGTTCTAGGGAATACTTATCCGGCAACGTAAGGAATAAAATTAACAGAAAGAGAATAAAACAAAATGTTTAACCGGGATGAATCTGTAGTAAAACAATCGTCCCTTAAAAGTACAAAGATATGGAAAAAATACAGATAGGTGATTTTCCGATAGGCACTCCAGCTTCTTTTGTTGGAATTGATGCATCTGGAAAAGAAATTTTAGCAAAGACAGATGATGTTTTGAGAATGGATTATAAGGCTGTCTCATCTGGAACAAACAAAATGAGATATACTCAGTATAAACCCGGCTCTACGACAGGAGTCGGGGGGCGAATATTGTTAATCGCCCCAATTCCTAATTTAACAGATACGATTGATGCTATAGGCGTTTTAGGTTCATTGTTTTTATTGAGGGGTGGAGTTGTAGATGGTCAACCGTATGCTCCTTTCTACGTTAAAACAGATTTGTCTTTTTTTAGAGTAACAGGAAGGTTTATTGGAGATTTAAAGATTGCAAGTGCTGCACTTTATGGGGCAAGTACAAATTTTAATTTAGGTACATGTTATTACAGCGGGCAACTTTATATGGCAATAAAGTTCAATACGGAATATTCTTTTAGAACATGTTTCCAAGGTTTTTATACCGATGATTGTGTCTTTACGCATGTTTTAACAACAGATATATCTGAGTGGACAGATTTATAAAGATAGAATGGAATGAGCAGGCAAATCACTCCGCCTGCTCATTCCATTCTATCTTTATCTTGTATCTATTACCCTGTGGTTCAATAAACAACATCTTAGAGTGTTCTTTTAACAAGTTAATCACTTTCATGTCGATATCATCAAGGTATATCTCACTCTTAGTCGTATCCATTCAATCCTCCTTTCTTAACCCGATTTATAGCGTTAGTCTTATCTGTATATTTTCTTTTTATTGTGATTTTTTCAAAATGGCCGGAAATATAGAAATACTTAAAATATTTCTTGTCTATATTAGTTAGATTCTTTCTGCGAATGGCATAGCTCAAAGTGTGTTTCATCAGCCCCAGATACGAATTCATGCCATCCGTACATTTTCTCACCTTCTCAAAATCATTTATTTCCGTATGGTTCAGTCTGTACGTTAAGTTCCGGAAATTAGCCACCGTTCTATTGGAAATGTATATCCGATCTCTTTTTACCACTGCACCTGTAAATTTGACGCCCTTTGAGTAATGTTGGAGATACACTTTGTTTGGATGTAAAGTAAGCCTACATTTAGCTTCCAGGTATTTTCGTATAGGGGAGATAGCAGCAATGAGCTTGTCTTTATTTTCATCCACTATATAGAAATCATCCACGTATCTTCCGTGAAATACAAAACCTAACGTATCTTCCAGATAATGATCGAATGGGTCCAGATAAAAGTTAGCGTAAAGCTGTGATGTAAGATTGCCTATAGCTAAACCAAGGTCCTTATCTTGCAAAAACAGGCTTTTTCCTGGAGGAAGAAAACGCCATTTTGCCTCCGGAGATTTACGTATGCAGTTTTCTTCCGGATTATGCAGGATGGTAATGGATGACAGATAACGCAGGTCTTCTTTATCCGGACCGTTGTAGTTTTCACGTATAAACTCATCCATACGCTTGTTTAGTAGCCTTTTTGATATGGACATGAAGAAGCTTTTAATATCCATTTTCAATATATAGCAATCCTTTGTATAACCATCGCTACACATCCGTATATCCTCATGCAGCCTTTTCACGCCATACAAAGTTCCTTTTCCTTTACGGCAATTAAAAGTGCGATTTGTAAACTGTGCTTCAAGCAAGGGTTCTATGCGCAATGCGATATAATGGTGTATAATTCGATCTCTAAAGTCAGCAGCGAACACCTCCCGGTAGACGGGATGATCAACGATAAACGCGATAGAACGAGACGGCTTATATGTGCGGCTATTGATTTCATTGCACAGATCGACAAGACCTTCTTCATAGCCCACTTCAAAGCTAAGGGAATTAATAGAGTCACGTTTGTCTTTACGACAATCGTAATAAGCTTCAAATAATCCTTCTAGTTCTACCACTTTTCTTTTTTCTTTTAAATAATGCTGTAACCGGCCTAACCCGATTCTTGTTCGTCGTCTTAGTATTGTTCCAGCGATTGCCGTTACTGAAATTCAGATTCCACGCGTTCGTAGCCGAGTTCTCGGTTGTTTCTATGACTTACTTAGTCTTAACTCAATGGGAGTGCATAGACCATTCAATAAAAGAAATAGCTCTCTCACATCATCCTTGATGAATGCGATTCTCGCTGCCCAACAGGTAATTGTACCTGTGTGGCACTCTTCCATGCTGTGATTTGTTTACCGATGCTGCTCGTCATTCCGGCGATGTTCGCTTGTTGACCAAGAGTGATTAACTTTCTTTCCGCTGAAAGGCGGATGAGCACCTTTAAGAGCTCAAATTTTACAACGAAACCGTTCAAGTGCCTTGAACGGTTATCCTTAAACATGTTTGCAAGCTGTATGTACTCAAAGAGTTCAAGAGCCACGTTTACCATTTTCTGCCCGATGGTATATTTGTAAAGCCGTGGAAATTTCGATTGATAATCCACGATTGTGTTAACCAGTTGATATGTGTCACGATAAACCTTTAACTCCGATGCTAACATGTTGTCCTTTTATATTTTACAATCTTTTTAATTACCCTTTAAACCTTAAGAGATAAAGAGTTAAAGGGTTAAAGAGTTAGAATGCTGTAACCGGCCTAACCCGAAGCTTGTTCGTCGTCTTAGTAGTGTACCCGCGATGGCCGTTACTGAAATGCAGAAGCCACGCGCCCGTAGCCGAGCCCTCGGTAGAGCTCCAGTAGGTAACTCTTGACAACTGCGTAGCTCCGCTGATTTTTTTCAATGCAGCATTTATGGCATCATACTTTTCGTAGATCATCCCTAACTCTCCTAATGATGGTAACCACCACGAACCGGCAGTCACGCCTCCATTGCTATACGCTGCGCAATATCCCGGTGCATACCCTTCTCCATCTCCAGCGAATGCAGCTGAAGCGACAATCTTGCTAGTATTGCTTTGGCCCGCATAATCAACGTCTGCTGTTGTCTTCACCGTTGTTGTTACTGCTCCACCGGAACCGGCAACGGAGCTCCAATAAAGTGAAGATTCGTGAGGTGCAATCAGCAAGCGTCTGCCTCCTGACATGATTGCCACACCTACAGCGTCGGTTCTTGATGTAGTCCACTGTTCCCAAGGTACAAGAATCTTATTTTTATTGCTGTCTAAATAAACAATCCAAACTTCGCCTTTGGTAGCGGTGACTGAAGGCGCTACAACGCTTCCCAAACTAGCCTTACTGATCAATACAGGATTGCCGCTCGCATCCACTCCGCAAAGATAAGCAATATCATTTACTTTATCTAAGTCATTCATTAGTATTTTTTCCATATCTTTGTACTTTTAAGGGACGATAAAAGGATAACAAAAAACATAGGTATCTTTACACGCAAAAATGGTTTACGCATACATCAGAGTTAGCACGTCTAAACAGGACGTAGAAAATCAAAGATTTGAAATCGATAGATTTGCCAAAGAAAAAGGTTTAAATGTTAACACTTGGGTTTCGGAAGTGATTTCGGGAACGGTTTCTACTAAAAATCGTAAACTTGGTTCTCTTCTCAAAAAGATGAAAAGTGGAGATATTCTTATATTGACAGAGGTAAGTCGTCTTGGAAGAAGCCTGCTAGAGGTCCTTACCGTACTAAACCAGTGTGTTCAAAAGAAATATAACCTATATACTGTGAAAGAGAGATACGAACTGGATAATAGTATTTCTTCTCAGATGCTTGCATTTGCGTTTGGATTGATGGCCGAAGTTGAACGCAATCTTATATCTATGAGGACAAAAGAAGCATTGGCGCGTAGAAAAGCGGCTGGACAGCGCCTTGGAAGGAAGAAAGGTGGAAAGAATGCAAGATATAAGCTTGATGATAAAGAAAAGTTGATTCGTTCTATGTTAAGCCAAGGATGTAGTAAAGCGTCTATATGCAGAAAGTTGAAATGTAATGCTAAGACTTTGGATAATCAATTGAAAAGAATGAAGGAAAAGGTTGAAATATAAAAAATAATTCTTATCTTTGAAGCGTAGATTATGCCCATTAACAGCCCGTACTAGGTGTTGTTGATGGGCTTTTTTGTGCCCTTCCGTAAAAAATCCCGTCTGACTCTCACGAGCCGGACGAGATTGTGAGCGAGATAGTGTCCTAACTATCCTATTGCAAAGATAAGATTAATTTTATAAAATTAAAAGTAATGGATACGGAAGTTGTAAATGCGGCTCTTCAGACGGGAAGGGGTATTAGTGAGTTTGGAATGATGGCTATCACGGCAGGCTTTTTTCTTGTATTATCCGCTTTAATGTGGATTGCTTGCTTTCGGTGGTTTATGAGTATTATTAACGGTATATTATCAGCCCAGGGAGCAAATTGGCAGGAATTAAAAAGGCAAATGATTGAAAATAACCACATAATGACACGTATAGCCGAAGGATTACAACCGGAAACACAGTTAAGAGTTAAAACTCTATCTAATCTTCTTTTTGATCTTTCGGTAGAAAAGGTGTGTCGTATTATAAAGAAGATAAGAGAAGAGAATCATATAGTAGATAAGGAGAATACCATTAAGAAGATACGGACTTTGCTAACGAACATACACGAAGATCGTAATAGTAAACTTGATTGTTTTACCTATCATGGCAATAAATTGTCTGATTATACAGACAGGAAATGGATTGATCAAGTGGCAAAGGTGGTAGAGGCTGAAATATACAATGTAGAAGGTCCTAACAATGGGCGTGCCTATACAAACATTGAATCAGTTTATGCTAATATTAGATTAGAATTTTATCACAATTTAAACGAAAGATAATTATGGCAAATGTTGAAAAACTGGCACCTCTTATCCTAAAGTGGGAGGGAGGTTTCGTAAATGACCCCGACGATTTGGGAGGTGCGACTAATCGAGGTATAACGCTTGCAACCTATATGCAGTATTGCCGGAAGAAAGGTTATCCGGCACCAACCGTTGAGAGGTTGAAGAATCTATCTGAACATGAATGGACCGAGATATTAAAGACAATGTATTGGGACAGATGGAAGGCTGACCAGATAGAAAGTCAGTCTGTTGCTAATATTCTGGTAGATTGGGTTTGGGCTTCAGGAAACTACGGCATAAAGATACCTCAACAGCTTCTTAACGTTACTGTGGATGGGATTGTTGGCCCTAAAACGATTGCTGCCGTTAATTCACGTAATCCTCGTGAATTGTTCGATATGATTAAGATAGCACGGTTTGACTTCATTGAGGATATATGTCGAAAGCGCCCTGCTAACAATAAGTTTAAGCGAGGATGGATAAATCGGATTAATGATTTGCTCTTTGAGCTATAATATAACGGCAATGTACTATCACAGCGGAAGGCCGTTCAAAAGAGTTTATATGAACCTTATAGTAACACTAATAAAAAGAAAATGTTCATGAATAATCTAAAAGAAATGGTTAGGCTGTCAATAATAGGCTTTATCGCTTTGCTTGTGATGGTAATTGTGATGTCTCTTTATTCCTGTGGGAGCCATAAGTCTACCACAAGCCAGGAAACATCCATTCAGAGAAAAGATAGTACCGGAAGGGCTGTTGATTTTGGATTTACCAATAAGCAGGATATATCCAACTTCTTACATTCTACTATGAATCGGAAAATAAACTGGAAGTTGTATGATACCAGTAAGCCTGTTAATCCAGATACAGGTAAATATCCGTTGCTGGCCGAAGGTAATACTGAAGAAAACAATGAAATTGACCAAAGTACCAATATCTCATTATCGGATAGTACTGCATTGAAATCGGATAGCTCATCGTCTTCCTGGAGTCAGGAAAACGATAGGCAGGAACAGGAGAAGCAGAAAGACGAAACGACGGTGCCTAAACAGATTTCCGGTGTAATATGGGCATCTTGTATATTATTTCTATTGATGATTGCAGCATGGATAATCTATAAAACAAGGAAAGGAGGTTGATATGATTTAGATCATTGATTATTAGAGATGAGTAGAAGCATCTCGTAAGGATATTAACAATGCTCTCTTTCTGGGGCTTAGAGATAAAAGAAAGCCCCCAACGCTCGCGTTTTACACCACATAAAACAATGATTAAGCATAAGGAATGCACGTTGGAGGCTTATAATACCTTTAACGCTATTCCTTATGCTTTGTTCATATATACAATGTTTTATGTGGTAAGGCAAAGGTAAACATAAAAATGGAAATTCTATGTGTAAATCTGAAATCTTTGCTGAAATATTGGAAATAGTCTCTCAAGAAACGGAGATATCCGTCGAACGAATACTTTCCTCTGATAAAGATACTGAAACCGTTGATGCACGCTATTTGCTAGTTCACATCCTTTCAGAAATGGGATTCTACCCTGTTCAAACATCTATTCATTTACATAAGACCAAAAGAACCATAAACTATATCATATCCAATTTTCAGGAGCGACTGGATAGTGGGAAAATGATGAGAATATATTTGGAAAACATAAAGAAACAGCTTGGAAATAACTGATTTCAAGGGTTTTGTAATATAGGTACTTTTGCTCCACGGTCATATGACCGGAACTAATAGTATATATTATGAGCGAAACAAAAACTTATGTGTTCCCTGAAAGTGGGAACAGCGGTGGCGGTGGCATGATGGCCATGCTTGCTCCGCTTTTGCAACAGAAAGGCATTGACCCTAACTTGCTGGTTGCCATGCAAGGAAAGAACAACAATGGATTCGGTGGTGATGGAAGTTGGTTTATGTGGATTATCTTCCTTTTCTTCCTGTTCCCTCTTTTCGGACGCAATGGATTTGGTGGTAACGGTGATTGTGGTAACGGTGGAGGATTTTCCGGAGCTGGTATCCCTAATTTAATTAACAATGACGCAGGAAGGGAGTTGCTTATGAGCGCAATCCAAGGAAATGGTCAGGCTATCAACAACCTGGCAACAAATTTGAACTGTTCAATCGGGCAGGTTCAAAACGCTATCAATGGCGTAATGTCACAAGTTCAGCAGGTGGGTAACCAGGTTGGACAGAGTTCAATGCAGATTATCAATGCTATCCAGCAGGGTAATTGTAACATTGCTCAGCAGATTGCTTCTTGTTGCTGCGAAAACCGTCTGGCTATTTGTCAGCAGACCAATACGCTGCAAAATGCAATCAATGGCGTGGCTACTGGTCAAGAAAGAGGCTTTGCATCTGTGGCTTACGAAACTCAACGTCAAACCTGTGATTTGCAGAATTCCATTAAAGACAGCACGCAGCAAATTCTTGCTGGCCAACAGGCTGCCGAAATGCGTGAAATGCAGAATAAGATTGATAAGCTTCGTGAGGAGAACAGTACGTTCAAGAGCTCTGCTATGACCTCTCAAATTGTAGGTCAGGCAACCGCACCACTTGGTGCTGCATTGAGCGACCTGAGTGCTCGCCTTGCAAAAATCGAATGTAATCAGCCGGAAGTAGCTAAGGTTCCTTACAGTCCAGTTGTAGGTGTTCCTTCTTGCGTTGCTGCTCAATACGGTCTTTTTAATGGTATCGGATCATGGGGCAACTTTAACGGTTGGGGATAAAAGGAAGGAGGCATTATATGGCATTCATTAGTCCTTTTATCATGGCAAATAAGAATGGTATTCCAAGATTGGAAAGCACTGGAGTTACGGTAGGTACTACCAACGTGCGTTTTTCTTTCCGAAACCATCCATTTCTTTCTGCTCCATTCAGCGGGTTGATCCTGTTCCGTTTGGCGCAGCCAATTCCCTCCGGCACTACTGGCACACTTCCGGTAGTCTTTGATACCAACGGTGCCACTCAGGCGCTGACTACAATCGCCGGTGCAGATGTTACTGCTTCGGATATTACCGGTACTGGAATTTACCTGTGCTATTACGAATCAGGTAGTAACACATTGCAAATTCTTACTGGGGTGGTGTAAAACAATGGGCGGGATTACTCCCGCTCTTTAAAGAGTTAATTAATTATGCCTTTTCAGAATCTAAGAGTAAATAGCGAGTTTTTCATTCTTCATAAGGATGGTACTCCATACATAGAAGTCGGCTCCGTTTCCGGCGTATCTAATCCTGTTCCTGAATTTATGCAACAGCCTCTCCCTTATGGTCAACCTCCTAAAATGGTGGTTGATATAACCATTAAGGTAGGTGAACAGACTGTCACCTTTCAAAAGATACCGGCCATGTCCGATATTGCTGATGCAAACTTTCCCGGAGGTGGAAATATGGTAATATCCGGTTCCCGGGAATCAATGAATGCGGAAGTAGCTGCCATGCGCAACCGCTCCTCTGAGATATTGGGAAGTGTCGATCACCATCGGGCCGTCATGGAATCATGCGACAAGATGCTTCAGGTTCTTAATCCTGAATTTGCAGAGAGGCAAAGGCAGGAAGCGGAGAACAAAGCGCTTCGCCAGGAGCTTGGCGAGTTGAAGGCTATGATGGCTGAGTTCTTTAAGTCTTCTGAAAAGACTACAAGTAGTAACAATTCTAAAAAACAATAAGTATGATGATGATTGAAATTTCCGAGAGCAAAGTCGAGAAGATGTCCGACTATGCGGAAAAGATGCTTCGTTATGGTGGTAAGCTTATGCAGTGCCTGGAAGAGATTTCCGGCGGTGAAGAAATGGGCGAGCGCTGGGATGAAGATCGCAGATATGACGATGACCGCTATTTTGACGAAGAGAATATGGGCGAACGCGGCGGCTATGGCCGTGGTGGCAGTTCAAGTCGTGGTGGCAGTGGCATGGGTGAAAGACGTGGTGTTAGAGGCACCGGACGTTATTCCCGTTATCGTTAAGTGTAACCATGAGGAGTCGCATTATGTGGCTCCTCTATAATACTTTATATTATGAGAAGAGAATCCCTGGATATATATGACGAGCGTCCCAGAGAAATGAAAGCATACCTGTCAAATTTTGGTTGGCATTTCAATAAGAAGATGTGTGATTTTGCTGTTTCATTAATGAAAAAAGTAAATTCTGCTACAAACAAAAAAGAACGTATTGATCCGATAACAAAAGATAAGGTAGATGAATTGCTCACTCGTTATGGTATAAAGCTTGATAATAATGCCTTGTATGATTATATTTATGTGGCAAACATGTGCAAAGCTGATTTTTTGAAATCCTCCGTGCCGGACGAACAGCACCTTGCTTTATACATTAAAGACACGATAGATGATCCGGATGCTCCAGACGGCACAACAATGCGTCGTTGGTATGCAACTATGATTGCGGCAGGGGAACCGATTGAGTGGGATGAAATGTTGTAGATATGATAAAGCAGCAGTTTACTTTACCCAAATATGAGTGGCATTGCTCTGTTTATTATGCGGTTGATTGCTACTATGTAACAGAAATCCTTGCAGAAATGCATGGCATTGGATGCGATGGAGCTATGTTGCGTACAGCCTATGAAAATATGAATTCCGGCAAAATAAATACTGGTGTCACGTACTCCAATTTTGGAAACCGGAAAACGGTGATGGTTATTGCATTGACTTCATCTGCAAAGGAATTTGCCAAGTCTTGGCGTCACGAGTGCGGCCACATGGCAACACATATTTGCCAGGCATTAGACATTACTCCATATGGTGAAGAGATACAATATATTGGCGATGACATAATAGAAGCTATGTGGGAGTATGCGCATCCTCTTTTGTGTGAATGTGACTGCTGCAAACATAAGGTAAAAGAAATGATATGAAAAAGAAACAGATACAAAAAGCGATGAAGAGCGACACGCCTATTAATAGCATGTACGCTCTCATTCCAGAAAAGAGGCGTGAAGCGTTTAAACGTTTTGCTGCCTGTTTTGGTTTTACCGAAGAAAATATCAAGTCCATTTTGGCAAATGAGAAACGATAAATTAGATATATTGCTCCAGCAAGTTGATGATATACCTCATTGGCTGTTTTGCAAAGTGTTGACCGCACTTCAATGGAACGTCTATTAAACAGGGTGTCTGGCGTGTTAACCCGGATAATTCCTTTTTGTTGTGATAAGAATAATTTCTTATTGCCTAGATTTATTGTTTGGATGAGGCTTACACGTGCATGTGGAAAGCTTCTCCTCATTGAATTTATTAACATAATCTATAACCTTTCTATTTGCATCATCTACTTTTTTATAGTCAAAATTGATATAGATCGAAGTCACGGCTGATCCTATGTTGTGACCTAGGGCGGCCGAAATGGTTTCTTTGGGAATGTCTAATTCAGCCGCAATGGTTGCCCATGTATGCCGTGACCAGTAGCTGGATAAGTCAGGAAATAATGGTTTCCTAATTTTCTTTCCTCCTAATCCCTTTCGCTCTGTTTCGCCAATTTGTTTTAAGCTGTTCCCCATTCTATGGAGAAAGTCTTTGTAGTTCTGATAATCATCACATATGCTAAGAAGATAGTTGTTACCTTTATATTGTTCGATAATCTTCATGGCTTCGGGCTCGACTTTAATACTGTATAATTTGCCGGTTTTGGCACGTTTGTATTCAATACGTCCATGATTAAGGGAATTAGGCTTTGCATTAAATAAATCAGCAGCATTTATTCCGATAAGATAAAACATGAGCATAAACATATCTCTGTATTTCTTTTGATACTCTTCACAAGGATAGTCTCTAAGCATCACAAGCTGTTCGATTGTTAAGGATCGCTTTCTGGTCTCCTCTTTCTTTATTCTGAATTTACGGAATGGGTATAAAGGCGTGATTTCTTCATCTATTGCATAGTTAAATACAGCACGTATATTTCTGAAGTGAATGGCATATGCATTTATTTTCATTGATTTGGCCATCCATTCTTCAAATGATTTTAGCCATTTATAATCAATAGACTCAAAGGTACATTCCGGATCGAATACTGATATTTTGTTTCTGGTAGTTTGATAGAGGGATTTTGTTCCAACGTTTTTCTTTAGATCGACAAATTGATCAAAGTAATACAAAAAGTTCTTTTCTGCACTTTGTCTATTGTTTATGGCTTCTTCTATTTGTTCTTTCAGTTTTTTATCTGTGGTCAATTTTAATTTTCCACTTTCTTCAAGGATGAGAATCAACGTCTCGACTTTGTTTTTGATATTCCGAATTGCTATATTCTTAGGTTTATAATTCTTTTCTTGCTTATTGTACTCTTTTCCATCCCATGTTTCAGGCGTAGCTGTAAATTCGGTACTGATCATAAACTGTTTATTATGTCGTATATTCAATTTTATGGGGTAGGTTCCATCCTTCTTTTGTCTTCTAGTGTCAAGGTAGTAATTTACTGTTGCCATAATCTGATTATTTAGGTTGATAGAAAATTTGCATTAAATTTGCATCACAAATATACTTCTAAACCCCTTAAAACCCCTTAAAACCGATATGTTGTTCAGCATAAGACAAGAAAAAAGGCAGCTACTTTTAATGTAACTGCCTGATTTTCAGAAGAGCGGAAGACGGGGCTCAAACCCGCGACCCTCAGCTTGGAA